TAAGTTACAGTGCTCCAACCCTCAGTGCCAGAAAACTGATTGACAGTTGTACTAGCAGGTTGCGGGTCAGCAATTACATTATTGTAATCGTATCTAACGTATGCCATTTAGATTACACCTCTGAGGTATTTATCTCTTGTTGCCGTTCATCTGCTTCAGCATCTTCTGTAGCTCCGCAGTGCTACCGACAAACATAGCGTTGTTTGTGACCTTGGTTGGACCTTTCTTTTCCTCGTCAAGATCCTTCATTTTCTTATGGAGATCCTGTAGTTTCTCAGTCATGTCTGCAACGTGCTTCATTGCCGCTACAGCGACCTCATACGCTCTCGGGTGCCCTGACTCCTGGGCGACCTCTAAAGCGCCTCTGACCGCCTCCTGCCCCTGATCTATGAGTGAGTATAACTCACCCCTGGTATATTGGTAATCCTTCTCACGGTCGTCTCTATCGACCTCTGGTGGTTTTGGTTTAGAAGGTTTACTCTCCTCAACAGGTTCTGCACTAATATTGAGGATCTCCTCCATGTTCTCTTCTAAGCTCATAGTAATCAATAGAATGTAATACCTTCATTAAATCCAAAATCATCACCAGCTTCAACAAGCGCATCATCATTTACATCAATGACACCATCTGTGTTAATATCTGTTTTTGCTTTGGGTGTATATGTTCTTGTGACGGTTCTTCTGTTGACAGATGCATCACCCATTGTTTCATGAATGATTGCTTTTCTAATAACGTCAGATGTGTTATAAGGACCATAGAGGTAAGACTTCATAGTGAAGTTCAATGTATATGCAATGTATCTACGTTGCATAAAAGTATCATCCCACTCGTCTTCTCCACTAATTCCGTTTAGAACAATGGCAACATCACGTTTCTCATTCATGTCAGGAATCATGTTGAGAGTGATACTGAAAGATGGTTGGAAGTAGGGCAAGATCTGTTCCACAATCTGTAGTGCATCATCCTGAGATTTTGCAATAACACCCAGTTCAAAATTTATATTATAAGGAACAGGAACATATTGAACTCTGACCTCATCGCCATTACCATCAATGACTGTTTTGTATTTTTGAATTGGTGATGTCTTACGGGTAGAATCGTAATCAATGCCTGTCATCTCAAAATAGAGACGTGGTAAAGTGATCGATACTTTAGATGTAGATGTATCAGTTAGACGAACTAAAAACTTCTGCTTGGGACCGTAAGCAAGAGGAACCTTTTGTGCCTCTAACACTTCTCCTGTATCAGGATCAGTGCTCTTCATTTCAATATTATTGAAGAGCGTACCAAACGCAATAATGTTTTTACGAACAATTTGATTATAAAAATGTGATCCTAACATTAGATACTACCTGTAAAATTGCCATACTCACCGAATGGGTTGCCCTCAGTCCAGTCAATAATATCATCAGCACTATCTTCAATCTCCCTGTTCTGGGCATAGTATGTTGTGCTCGTATTATTTAGAGTGTCATATGACTCAGGACTCCACTTGGCACCTGAAGTTTGACCAGTAATTACTTCAGCGGTAGTGAAGGTTCCTGTTCTGTTGATGACTTGGAGAGATCTAGTTGCTGCATCCCAGGACTTGACTTCTGCTCTGTTATCTTTAGGTGAGTAGTCAATAGTAACAGTAGGAGCAGCTGTATACCCACTGCCCCCGCTAGTAATAAGGATACCAGTAACAAGACCAGTCGAGCTAACCGATGCAGTGGCTGTTGCTCCATTTCCTCCGCCTCCTGAAATAGTTACTGTTGGTGGTAACGATGCATTGTAATGCAACCCACTATCAGTAATCGTAATGCTATCTACAGCATCACCACTAATTGTTGCTGTCGCTTTAGCAAGGAATTCGTCACCAACAACTTCTTCCCCAACAATAAATGTTCCTGTGCCACCAGGATCCATAACAAGTTTGATAGCAGCACCAAACTCTAGTTCGACATCATCAATCTCATCAACACCAGTCTCGAAGACATCGCTACCGAGTTCGTAGAGTTCACATGTTAATGTGTAGAATTGAATTTTACCAAACTGGAAAAATGGTGATTCTTTTTCTACAAATTTAATTTCGTAAATGTCTTTTGTTAGTGGGAAGTAAAGTAAATCTCCCTCATTAGGTCTGCCATCATATGTAAGAGTTGGTTGTTCTGCTGCTACAACTTCATCCCATCGTCTAGTAGAGACACGGAATACAACTTCATCTGTGATACGTAGACCAAACTTGCTGACAAACTCTGCACCATCAGCAAATCCAGTTACATTTTGCAGGAGCATCTCAATCTGGAACTGCTCTTGATACTTAGAGTATCTTACTTCTTCTAAGGTATTGTCTTGCAGCAAAGTTCTTGGCAGATAATAGATATCCGATCCGAACAACTTTACTTGTTCGTCCACAAGATCCTGGTAGAGTGTTTGCTCTCCAGAATCACCTTGATAGTATGTTGGAAAATAAGGACTAGTTGGCATCTTATCCGATCATATCCATTGGTGGAATAGCATACTTACTGAGAACCTCGGATTCGATTTTCTCAATTTCTGCTAGTGCGTCTGTGTATAACTCTCTTCCGTTGAGGGTGATACCACCAGGCAACTGAACATTGTTATACTTAATCAGGTTCTGACCCCACTGCTTCTTCATGAGAGCAGTAGCATACTTCTTGACAAACATATCATTGTACATTTCCGTGGCATCTGTGGGATCGATGAGACGGTGACACTCAATCAGGATGTTAGATCCTTCTTTGAGGAAATCTTTGTCTAGATCCATGTAGAGACGATCACGACGCATAGTGTATCTGAACTGCTGGAATGATCCATTATTGAGGACCATATCTAGAGTTTCTAGATACTGCTTGTTCATATAGTAGTTGAGGATATCGAGTGATCCAAACGCATACAGATCGTTTAGGAACAACTGATACTCAACGCCAAAGAGGTTAGAACGGATTGAATTGCTGACTAAACCAAATACTCTAGTAATACCAACTACATGATCTGGAACTGGAATGTAATTAGTAGTTTCTTTCCAGTCGGTTGTACCACTAGATGTTGTTACACTAGCAGCAAACCTTGTTTTATCGTCAGCAGTGATTTCGTGGAATAGATATGCACGCTCCATACCGTTGTAACAGTTCTCTTGGAAGAACTGGATGGTATCATCAATAACGTTGTTTACCTGCTCGTCGTCAATATTGACCTGAAGGACAGGCTCACCCAACTGTCTCTTACAATATGTTATAAGATCAGCTCTTGAGTTTGGAGATGCCATTACACACAAAAAATCCCTTCTATCCTATTTAGGAAGAAGGGATTTAGTATTTATTCAGCAGGTGCTTCTTCTACTGGAGCATCTGCTTCTGGTTCACTTTCAAGGAGTCCTAGAGTTTCAAGACCGCCTTGTAGTTTGATCTTGTACTCTTTTGCCTTGATAAGGTTTTCTTCTAGTTCAGCAATTTGCTTTTCTGTGTTTGCAATTTGCTCTTCAAAGTTTTTCTTTAATGCTGAAGGGTCCATAGTTATCACATTGAATTGTGTGTGTATTATTTATTAGTGCATCCAGAGAGTCCAGTTGAGGCAATAACGATACTCTCTATATGCGTCAGTAGTTCCCCAAATAATATATGGAGGAGCACCTGTTGTTCCTCTTTGAGTTCCCCAATCTTGTACAGCAGAGTTAGCACTGTGAGAATTATTACCAGATCCAAGGTTTCCTGGATCAACAATTCTCATATCATTTGACCAAGAACCAGGACTACCAGAATAGATAACTGCCCAATAACCAGATCCATTATCTTGATATGGACTGTTGTTTACAATACCACTAAAGTTTTGAGTAAAGGCACCAAAGTCAGCGGTATCAGCACCACCTGCTTGATAATCTGCTTGGTATTGAATTTTTGTATGCGCTGGTAACTGAATTCTAATGGTTGATAGAGAGTTTCCACCACTGTGTGTTTGGTTCCTACCAATTCTGTGAGTACCACTAGTAATGGTATCATTAGCAGTCGATGTATCACTATTAATATTAAAAGCAGGAATAGTTGTAGCTGGAGAACCATAAATGGTGTGGTTAATGGTTTGATAATTTTGTCCAAACAGTCCATTATCTAGTTTCACCCAACCATTATTTCCAGTTCCATAACGATCAGTGGAATCAAATTCCATCTCATAGACATTACTGCCAATTCTGATGAATGCTGTACCTCCAGTATGTCCAGCCTCGAATGCTTCTTTTGCGGAATTTGCTGGATTATCAATACTAGATCCAACAACACTACCACCAACTAGAAGGACCCATTCGGTTCCGTCCCATACTTGCAAACCTTGGTCTGTATCAGTATTATAAATCAATGCACCTGTAGTAGGATTCAGAGCATTAGCTTGAGATGTGGTATAAGATGGAATTGTCAAAGAATTGCTGACATTCAATCTCGCAACGTTTAATTGTGACATTTATTAGGCGCTCCAGAATTCTCCGTTGTAAATAGCTATCTTTAAAGTATCTCTCAAAAATACTATTTCACCTGTAGAAGGAATATAACCCTCTTGTGCATCAGCTGCTACCTTAGCTGCTAGACTCTCCCATACTGGAACAGAAGCCCATTCAGTAGGAGCACAATTTTCAACACTTAAAGATGCCATCTCATTAATGAGTGATACTTGATTATTTATATTAGTCCATAATGTACCATTCACCACCATTAGAGATGGTGACGGTTCTTCCACTAGCAATCACAATGTCTCCAATACTGGAAGAAACTACGTTTGCTGGGATAGTAACATCTTCATTGATATTAGTTCTCTGTACTTTAATAATACCATAAGAATCCACCCATTGTGCCTGACCATTTGCCCAAAGAACATCTTGGTTTTGACCACTACTGAAAGTGCTACCTTCAATATTTAAACCACCCTTGACATGTAATTGATATGCAGGAGCTGGAACATCACCAATACCAACTTTAGAATCTCTGTAGATGTTGGCACCGCTATCATTGGTAGATGCTGTCCAGCGAGAAGTAACAAACTCCCCATTATCTTGGAAGAGATCACCATTAATGTTGACATCTCCTTCGATATTAAGGATGTATGACCTGTTTTCATTGGGTGTAACTGTGGTATCAGTACCAGAGAATGCTGTGGTATTGATAGCAACTGCATTAGTATTACCATCAAATGCCATTACTGGAGCTCCACTATTAGCAGTTCTCCAATCGACTCCACCAAGAGAAACAGAAGCAGAAATCTCAAAGACATCAGCACCAGAATCTAGAGCATTACCAAATCTCCAACTTGCACCACCACCTGCACCAGATCCTGCGCCCAAGAACTGAACTTCAGCACCATTATTTCCACTAGCATCACTAATCTTGACAGCATCTTTTGCATCAAGAGTAGAACCAAAGACAGTTGCCCAACGTTTTGAAACAGTACCCAAGTTTTGTGTCTCTGTTGTTCCTGGTGTAATATCACCACCATTAGCAATTCTAAGTCTTTCTGCGTTTGAAGAAGTGCCAGTCTTAGTTCTGACAATTAGATCGCCAACATTTGCCGAAGATCTTTCAGCGGAAATTCCCCATTCTGCTGGATCTGCAGCAGTAGTTCCATGGCGAAGAACCATTCCAGATTCACCACCATTAGAAGCATTCCAAACAGTAAACTTGTATTGTGAAGTTTGTGCAGCAAGTGCATTATTTGCTACATAAGCAGTGCTGCCATTTGTATCGACTACGTTAAGTTTAGAAGGACCACTGGTTAGACTATTGACTGTTACTTTATTATTAGTAGAATCTACATATAAAGTTCCAGCATCAACAGTTAAATCATCTTCTATCGTTACAGAAGCGAGGAAGTCTGATCTACCAGAAACACTAAGTGCTTGGTCTCCTTCGGCAATATTAGTAATCAAGAGAGCACCAGACATAGTGTCTCCAGACTTCAATACGTTATCTGAAGCAGCACCTGTTAGATCTGCTGTGATTGTTCCAGCAGCAAAATCGCCATTAGTGTCTCTCATTACAGCAGACTTGAGAGATGCTGTAGATGCTACATTAGTGGAATTGAAATTAACATTGCCTGCGTTCCAAATAACAGATGAATTTACAGTGAATTCATTTTCATCTACAACAATAACATTAATTGAACCAGAACCTTCAGTAGCATCACCACCACTTGCAACAATAGCAGAGTTGAACGTTGGTGAGTTGTTATTATCTAAAGCAGGAGCAGCAGAAGAATTGAAGTGAATATAAGGTGTAGATGCAATATTATTTCTTCTACCCAATCTTACAAATCCATCACCAGCATCATTACCAATTTCTGCTGATGTATACATGTTATTGTCTTCATTCAATGCATATGCATCGAATCGTCTTTGGATATTTGCAGTTCCAGCAAAAACAGCATTGGTGAAACTACCACCAGAAGCCAACCTTCCTTCTAAGATAGTATAATTTTCTGCCGAATCATTTGGATCAACGTGTTGGATAGCATTATCAACAAAGAAATCACCAACGTTGCCAGCACCAGTAACGTCATAGAGGTTGATACCACCAGGATATCCAATTCTATAAATTCCAGTTGCACTAATATCTAATAAATCTCTAAAGAAGATTCTATAAGAAGTATCTGTTCCGTTGAAAGATTTAAGTTCAATTTTATTTCTAAATTTAGTTGTATCTAAGAATCTTGGTAAATAAGTTTCCCAAATTTGCTGGGGGTCGTTGGTTTTTGGATCATTAATATTGAGGTTCCATGGTTGCTGATACCAAGTTCCTTGTTTTGTATCGAGTAAGTCAGCATCTGGACCTAAACCAGATACAGCATTTCCAGGACCATCATTTGCAGAAGTCCAGACTTTTGCCCAGTTACCAAATTGGTTCAGCGCAGCGCCAGAACCACGGAGATAGATATTGTCATCATTGCCAAATGCAAGTTGTCTTACACCACCACCATCAACCGTTGAAGTATTACCAGCGGTTCTGATTGACATTACCAAATGCTTATTTGCATTTTGGATTCCAGAAGCAACCTGAGGATATGCCGTTTGGAGACCGTCCGCATTATCAAAAAT